CGTTAGTTAAATTAGCCAAATCGATTGCAAGAAAGTTCTTTGCTGTGTTTACTGCAGCAGTTTGGGCTGCATTTAAGTTGGCTATATCCATGTTAGCACTGTTCATAGCATTTTGCAAAGTTGCCTGTTGTTTACCTGATAAATTTTGTAATTGTAGTTTTGAAGCTGCGTTGGCATCTGCAGTTGCGATAGGGATACCTGCTTCATATATGGCTTGTGTAATCGCTGCTGCAGCCATACTAGAAGATCCCAAACCTCTTTGTGCCATTATAGCTGAAGCTTTTCTTACAGCAGGCGATGCCCACGCAGGTAACTCTGTGCCTTCTTCTATGCTTTTAAATAATTGCTCAATTTGATAACTTACTTTTGCTTCGTTATCTAACGTTGCATCTGTTATTGTTGCTGTAGAAGTTCCAGATATCGTACCTGTTTTTTGAGCAACTTTAGCACCGTCACTCATAGTTTTATTTGCAGCATTAAGCGTTACAGGATTTTCTCCAACAGAAAAATCTCCTACTTGATTTGCTGTGTAACTTGGATCAGTTTCAGGAGAATCAGGTGAATCTTGATCGTAATCTTCTGTGTCAATTTGATCTTCATCATCATACTTATCAATTTCGCCTGAATCTTCGTCAAGTTCATAATCTAAGTAATCTAATGTTTCGTCATCTTGAACTTTTTGTTCTTTTAAATCAAGTTTCTTTTCTTCAGGCAGACCAGTCATGTCTGCTCGTTCTGTCTTTTTTTTCAGAATATCTTCTTTTAACTCCTCCCCTGTCTTACCTTTTAGTTTTACAGAGTCGCCTGTTTCAGGAGGAGTGGTATTTTCTTGTGTGTCAGTAGAAGTATTCTGATTTGTTTCAGTAGAAGTATCTTCCTCTGTGGTATTTGTAGTTTCTTCAGCCATATTTTTACTTTCTGAATTTACTTTATTTTTTTGTGTTCTTTGTCGTTTTTCTCTATTTATATTTTTTCTATCTTCTAAAAGTTTTTTAGCTTGTGATTTTTCGTTTTCAGTAAATCCTTCTATTCCCCCCGGACTAGTATACATGCGTAGTAATTCATCGTTTGTTTTGTTAGCAAGTTGAGGGTTTACGTTCGGAGGATTTACATAATCTAGTCTATATTGTAGTAAATTTTTTGCAGTGGATCTTTCAAATTCAGTAGCACCTGCTTGATCATTTATTAAATTCTGTAATTCAGAATCTTTGTACTTTAAATATTTTTCATTTGAAGTTCCTACAAGGGAGTTGGGATCGAAAGCCATCACTTAGTTCCCATAAGTATCTTATCTAGCTTGTCCTCTAATCTTCTCATTGCATCCATTATTTCGTGAATATCATCTTTTACATCATCCTTACGTGCATACTCTTCTCGTGTTTTGTTAAGGAGTATCTGTATTCGCTTGACCTCTTGGAACATTTTGTTAAATGCCCATCCGAATGGTACAACGACCATAGTCAGGATTATGTTCCAAAATAACATTGGGTCAATGCTTTCCATGATTCTTAACTAAATTCTTTTGTTTCATCAGCTAATTTTTTTGCGTAGGCAGTTTTAATTTCATCTGTCCATACACTATTGGCTATACCCTGCACTTCTGTGCTTTCTTTAGCTAAGTCATCTTCACTTATGTTTGGTGTTACAATGTGCCTTGAAAAACTTCTGCTTATTTCTGTTCCATCTTTTTTGATTACTGTAGCTGTGCGAACTTGTATGTATTTATATTCTCCTACAATTTCTATTTTATCTTGTATTGTTTCTTCTGTTAATGACATTTTTTTACTCCTATAATTATCTAATGTGCTGAGTAAGTTATTCCTATAGTAAATCTATCACCTGTATCAATATGTGATTGATTTAAACTTCCTGCACCTGTACCTTCTTCTGTTGACCTAAATTGTCCAACAGAAGCATTTGTTGAAACTAAAAAATTTACAAAATTACCTGAATTATGAGAAACTCCAATAGATGAATCATTGCTATCAAAAACAACTGAACCAACCGACCTATCGCTTAAATCTGTATTAGTGCCTGATGCAAATGGTAAACTAACAGTAACAACTCCACTTGGACTACTTTTACCAGTTATATGTATTTGACCTTGTAAATGTACCATTCTTCCAATTTTAACATATGATAATTTTGTAGCACTATCTCCTACTGTGTAACTACCACTAGTAGCTCCTGCAACTGTAGGAGTGTAAACTCCTTCTTCATAATCGTCAATCAACTCACTAGTCATACCAGTAGCATCACTAGTACTAGCAAAACTTATTCCATGCCCACTTGCAAAAGCTAAATCTCCATCTGCAAATGTGCCACCTGCTCCTAATAATCTTGCTGTATCACTTGCTCTTGTCATACCTTTACCCATCCTTTCGTATTATCTGCTTGATATACATCTTCATCCCACATATAAACACCATCATTAGGTTCTGTTAATGGTGCTTCCCATAAACAAGTTGTTTCATTAAGAACCCAAGATGGATAATTTTTTGGAGGTATAAAAGCATCTTTAGTTTCATCATATGTATAACCTAGACCTGCAAAATTTTTTCTTAAAGGTGTGCCACCTAATTGATGAACACCACCAAATGTATTATATGATGTTTGTTTATATACATCTCCAGTTCTAGCTGTCAATTCATCTTCCTTATCTTCGTCTCTTCCAACTGTAACAAATATTACTATATTATTTTTATCCAATTTTGCAAAGTGTGCCATAACTTATCCAAACGTAACTGTTTCACTTGTGGTTGATGTTGCAGTTACTTTATACGTTGTAAAACCTCCTGCAGATGTATTTGAACTTGTTACACCACCAGAAAACGTAACTGTTTCTGATGTTGGAACTTTTATTAATACAACACCTGAACCACCTGCTGCACCTATTCTTGTAGAAGTGCTACCACTTAAAGAGCCACCTCCACCTCCTCCACCTCTATTTGCTGCACCTGCTGTTGGTACAACATTACTTTGACCAGAACCACCATTTCCACTTACACCTGAAACACCTGAACCACCAGAGCCTGTATTAAAAGCAAAACCTGCATTATCGTGACCACCTCCACCTCCTCCACCTGAATAGACTAAACTATCAATACTTGAAGTAGAACCTGCTCCACCATTTCCTGCAGGAGATGAAGTACCACTGTTTGAACCTGCAGCACCTGCTCCACCTCCACCACCACCTCCGTGAAAACCAGAGCCACCACCATTAAATCCTTCTCCACCATCATTACCTTGTGATGGACTTGTTGATGGGGTATTACCACTACCTGCACTAAAACGACCACCTAATCCTGTATTTCCACTATCTGAACCACCTCCTGAACCTCCGTCATTTGCTGCGTTACTATAGTTTCCACCACGACCACCACCTGCTGATGTAAATGACCCAAACACTGAATTATTTCCATTATTACCTGCTGTGTCAGCAGCAACTGCAGCACCACCTGCACCAACAGTTACAGTATAAGCAGTACCTCTAACTAACTCTTGATTAGTAAATTCTCTGAAGCCACCTGCTCCACCTCCACCACAAGAACGATTGTTTACACCTGAACCAGAGCCACCACCTGCTACAATTAAAAAATCAGCAAATAAAGGTGTTTCACCTGAACCAAATCCTAATATATTATATCCAAAACTAGTCATTAAGTGTCATTCTTAGCATTTGTTGTAAAAAATAATTTAATACCATGTAACCTACAATCTCCTGCCATATCATCATTAGTGTCAGACACGTCTCTTCCAATCCTAAAATATACAAGTTCATTAGCTGCAGGAAGACCTGCAATTGTTATATCACCACTTTCAGGCGAAACTAACATTTCTTCAACAGCACCTTGTGCATCATCTTGTACCACTACTGCTGCTCCATAATCTGTATCAATAGAGTCATTATCAGCAAAAGCCACCCCTTGCAAACTCATCGCCACACCAGTTGTTGCCGCAATACCAGACCAATAAAACTGAAAAGTTACAGTTCCTGCGTTCCAAGATTTTGGAAAAGCTACGTTAAATTGAGCAAACTCATCAGAATCTTTATCAAAATCTAACACTATCATATCTGGTCTGCCAGAAGTTGTTTCCACAACTGTATGACTAGAACAACCATTGCTTGTTGTAGGTTTCATTGCTAAAGCAGGAATCCATATAGACTCCTTCCCTGCAACCTTAACTGCACTACTGCTTACAGTTATATCTGAATCAAAATTACCACCATCTGCTTTACTCACAGTATCTGCTACTGAGAACACGTCAAATACCACAATTACTACTGTGTCTCCATTACTAGCAGTTGTTCCCAATACAATTGATGTGCCACTTGTTGCAGTGTAATCTGCGTCAGCTAACTTTACACCATTTTGGTACACATCTACATAGTTACTGTCTCTGTAACTTAAAGTTGTACCCTCTGCACTTGCACCACTAAATGTGTCAGTTGATGAATCAGACACAGTGTAGGTGTGAACCCTACGTACTCCGTTAGATGGACTGACTCCTATGTATGCCATATATTACTCCTATGTTGCATGAACTAACATTGCAAAAAAATGACTTCTTCTATCAGCGTTATCATGAAGAGTTATAGTTTCGTCTGAATCAACAAAAACTTCTATGTAATCTGTACTACCATTCATCTCTAACATACCAGTTGGCAAAGGAATTTCAGTATTTGTAATTATATCTGAAGAAAATTGAAATTGAGTTCTTATAGCACCTGAACTTGTTCCTGTGCCACTGTCACTTTTTCTTATCTCAAAAGAAGCAGTTTGATAAGCACCACTTGTTAGTATTCTAACAGAGCCACCACAAAGATAATATCCTGCAACAGATGGTGTATATCTATGATTTGATGTACTCCAACCACTTATAGTATCTATCTCAACAGACTCCCATTCTACTTTTCCAAAACCACTAGATGGGTCAAATGATTGGTCTGTATTAGATGCTTGTACTTGTAAAATAACACCTTTAGGTATTAGTATGCCATTGCTATTTATAGTTGTGCCACTAATGCCACTGCCTATTACTTGTGTTAATGCCATTCGTTACTCCGTTGGTTTTGTCGGAAACTTAAAGTCTTTATCACTCATTGACTTAAAAGTTTTAGTTATATCTCTTAAATCTTGACGATATTTTTTCCAAGCATCACTCATTGTTGGCATATCTGATAAAGTCATGTAATCTGTTCCAGCTAATAAACTATTTCTAGCTGACCTTAAATTAGCTAATTCTATTTCTGCATCAGGTGTTATAGCATCAAGAGCTTTTTGTTCTTCACTTGTTATATCTTTAACAACTGTTTCCTTTGTTAAGAAATCATATACAATTTTTTTTGCCATAGTTTTACCTTATAATTCATAAAAAATATTAACAGTGCCATCATCAAAATTACTACCAGAAGATGATGATACTCTTACTTGAGTCAAAGTTCCACCGAGTGCAAGTTTACCTCCACCAAAAACACCTTGAGTTGAGTTCATTCTACAAACATGAGATTCAACAAAATTATTACCACCCTGATGAGCTATTGTCATTATACCTGAAACTGTGTTACTGCTATCAATGCCTCTGACACCAAAACCAGTTGTATCTTGAAAAACACCACTAGTATTATCAGAAGTTTTGACTTGAAAACTAGCTTGAGTGTAACCTGATGTTACAAAACCACTACTTGTTCCAAGTCTTACTAAAAGACCAGTGTCAGAACTACCTGAACTTATTTGATTAAACATTACAGTAATTCGTTTTATTCCTGATGGTAAACTTGTAAATTGAGCTTCATTAGTACCACTCAAAGAAACTCCACCACTATTAAGAGTTGTTATAGTCGAAACACCTGTGGGTGTTTGAGTAAAATTAACAACACCACCACTTGATATAGATATAGCATCTGTATCGCTTGCACTACCTATATTACCTGCATCAGGTATAACTATGTTACCTGTAAACGTACCACTTGTTGCAGTTAAAGCATTATTACTCGGATGGCTTACTGTACCCACTGTTCTAAACAAGTAATATACAAAGATGTTATTACCTGAGTTGTTTGATGGTGCAGCAGTAAATGAAAGTGTAGTGCCACTTACCGTGTAGGCTACAGATGGTTCTTGTATAACACCATCTACAGATACAAGTATATCTTCATCTGAACCTACTGAATGGTCTAGTGTAAAGTCTGTAAGTATACCATTACCTGAATGTACAGATGCTGCTTTAGGTGCTACCTT